CGATTACTTTGACGTTGAAATCGCCGAAGAAATCCGCACCCAGCTTGAGGAAGATAACGTACCCGGTGTTGTTGCTACAGACGATGGTGGCTCCGCTACCATTCTGTGTATCACTACACCCCGCGTGATCCATGATATTCGTACTTCTGTGACAGGTGACTGGCTAGATGTACAGAATTATCAAGGTACAGGCGCTAAGTTCCGCTCCGAAGCTGGTATGTGGGGCGGAGTACGCTTTATCAAGAACAACCGCCTGAAACTATGGAATCGTGGTCTGGCAAGTGTGCAAACTACCTTAGACGGCGCGACCGTTGAGGGACAGGGTGCTGCTGCAACCGTAGATACTATCTACACGCCCGGCCAAACTGGTTCAACTCGCACGGTTACCGTAGCTTCTTCAGCCGGCTTTACTGTTGGTGATATTGTCACCATTCACGCTACCGCTCTTGGCACAACTGTCACCGATGCTGATGGTGGACAAGAAACCCGCCGGATTGTAACAGTACCCGGTGGCGCCGTAACTCTGGCGTTCGATAAACCACTATTGAAACCGCATCTCACTGGTGACTATGTCACTCTCGCTGAGAATGTGCATGCTTCTCTGTTCATGGGTGGGCCCGGTGTTGTAATGGGTATCGCAGAGCGCCCGAACGTGATCGTTCCTCCCAAGTACGACGATGCATTGCTGATCAATCGTATCGGTTGGCGCGGTATGTTAAAGTTCCAACTGTTTTCGCCTGAGCTGTTCCGTGTTTACTACAGTTTGGGATCGGCATAGTCGTGACGACTACCTGGGCACAACTACTGAAGGATCTGCGTGAGGATCTTCAGGATACTGGTGGTAACCCTCGCTGGACTAATTACTTGCTTTGGCTCTACACCAAAGATGCTGTACGGGACTATTCAATATGGTTCCCAAAGCGTCAGGATAGTGTAACGCTTCTTGTAAGCGGTGATGGTTATGCCCTACCTGCAGATTTTTATGAGGATATTCTTGTTGAGTGCCCGGAGGACACCTTTCTGGAACGCAGAAGGGGTCGGCCTGGGATCCGGTTTATAACAAAAACCACACCTAATCTTTATCACATCGATGGGGGCCTGTTGTATCTCAATGGGTCCTCATCTGATGATGTGATCCTGACCTACTTCGCGATACATTCTATTCCGACAACGGAAAAGGATAAAACTTTCGTGTTCACCGTGCCCGATGGCGATCTTGAGCTCTTACGTCTTTACGTGAAGGGACAAGTCCACGGGCAAATGCGCGGGAAGCAATCCCGCCTTGACCGTTTCGAGCCGGGTGCCGGACGCAGGGATGATAACCCCCTTGAGCCCGAGACCCATATCTTGATGAATGAGTATTACAGTAAGATTGCCCTCCGTGTTGGTGGTGGGGCAGTTGTGCTGACCAGACCTGGACGGATACGATGATCCATGATGATATACTCAACACGGTAAGGGACGCATTAGAACTTGCATTAATCACAAATGTCGGCACCTCAGATTCCGCAGTAGTTGGAATTGTGAAGCTGGGTGATTTGCAAGGTGAGCCCGATCCAGATACTGCACGGATCTCGATCACGCTTCATGAGAACGACCCTGACCGGTTTATTTCCGGCGCCGTAACAGGCTTAAAGGATGATTGGTCAGACGAGGTTGTTGAGGTTGAAATAGGTGGTGCGACAACCTGGCGCCGTACTTTCACAATCAAAGCACGTTGTTTGCTGGAGAGTAGCAAGGAAGGGCTTACCGACGCGCGTGAGATCGCATCAACAGTGCGCTCACGGCTCGAGCATGCGCTTTCTGGTATCTCGTTCAGCACCGTTGAATATGATGGTGAGTACGTGGCCAGAGGAATTGTTTCAGATACCTTGAGAGGAGAGATGATCCAGTCCGGTGGGCCTCCAGACAGTTATGACTACTTCATCAAGTTTAGATTCGACGTACTTACCACTCGGCCTGTGCCGGGTGGAGGAGGATAATAATGACCGCTAGTGAAGGCTCCTTTTTGGGGCTCGCTAAACAGTCGGCCAAAGGGACTATCAATGCCGTAGACGCAAATTTTGAATTTTTGCTGTTTCGGCGTGGTGGCTTCGGTGTAAACAACATGTTTATACCTCTTGGTGCCGAGGTTGGCGGTGGCTCGATGGAGCGGAACGTGGTCAAGGTAGGTGTAAATACGGGAGGTGTATTAGAGTTCATTCCTAGACCAGCAACTTTAGGACACTTCTTTATGGGTGCAACTGGACAGGCCGGTATTGCAGGGCCTGTTGATAGTGCATATACCCATACTTTTACCTTCCCTACAGACCAATTTCTAGCTCCGTACTACACCGTGCGCTACGCTCCCGGCGATATGTGGGGTGAAACATTTCAAGATTCACGCTTCAACTTGCTCTCTTTAGAGTGGCAGGCTGCAAACTTTGTCACAGGTACACTCGGCATGTTGGGTATTGTCCCAACCATGAACGTTAGTACCGCTACATGGGGCGCTCTGGCCAGGGTCGATGGTGGGCCGCAGTTCCTTTCCCCGTTGGGCACGATCGAGTTACCAACCGGTTCCGATGCTTTGGTACTCGGTGGTAGTTTCATCGCACAAAATGTGATGCCTTTAGATCAACAGTATATCGTTGGTTCTTACTATCCAGAAGATCTCGATATCGTATCCCGCGCTTTCATCCTCAACCTCACGGTAAAGATTGAAAGCAACACGCTTTACAACAAAATCCAGTACGACCCGGCCGCCGGGAATGCTTGGACCGCCGATGTTTTCAAAGAGGCTGCGATCAATCTGTCCTTTGACAGTGATGTGAATATTGGCGCTGGTACTACACCATACAGTTTCCAGATTCAAGCCAATGAGCAAGCAGCGGCAACTGGTGATTCAAATATCGTTTGGACTGCCCAACCGCTTGATATTGTCGCACAAAGACAAATCATCATGCAGTTGCAAGGTACCTTCCTAGCTGATCCTCTGGCTACTCAACCGATTAAGTTGACTTTGGTCAACGGTCGGACAACGGCCTATTAGGAGGAGAAATGACAGCTTCTGAAAAATCTTTTATCGGTATCGGCCAGCAATTCGCTAAGGGCGATGCCTGTATAGACGACAGTCTATTCGATTATATGTTGTTCCGCCGCGGTTCTTTCGGTGTGAATAACATCTCAATCCCTCTGGGTGGTGAGGTTGGTGGTGGCTCAGTGGAACGCAGTGTGGTCAAAGTCGGCGTAAATGCCGGAGGTGTGCTGGAGTTCATCCCGCGCCCGAATACTCTAGGACATATCTTTTATGGTATTACTGGAGATTATACGGCGCCCCTTGATCCTCCATACAATACCCATGTCTTTGACTTCGCCGCCGATCACTTTGCCGCACCCTACTACACTGTGCGTTATGCACCCGGTAACTTGTGGGGAGAAGTCTTCACGGATTGCCGTTTCAATATGGTTAACCTACAATGGCAGGCGGCAAACTTTGTCACTGGCGCTGTGGGCGTGATTGGTATTGAGCCAGAGCCCGCCGTAAATATGGATAACTGGGGCGCATTGGCGAAAGTCGATAGTGGCCCACAATTCCTAGCACCTCTGGGAGAAATCACCCTGCCTACGGGCACAAGCGCCAAAGTGTTAGCTGGTTCCTTTACTGCGCAAGCCGCAATGCCACTGGATCAGCAATATATCGTTGGTCGTTACTACCCGCAAGGTATTGATATCACCCAACGTGCGTTCATGATCAGCTTGACCGTCAAGCTCACCGATGGTGATCTGTACGAGATGGTCAACTATGATCCCGATAAAGCTGGTGCCTGGACTGCGAAGATCTTCCGCGACGCTAACTTTATCCTCAATTTCAAGAGTGATAAGACTTTTGTCAACGATAACTTCTTATCTGTACCCTACGAGTTTACTATCGAGGGTAATGGTGCGGTTGACAGTACCGCGAACGTGGTATGGACTGCACAACCTCTGGATCTGGTAGCGCAACAGCAAGTAATCATGCAGGTGAACGGGTTCTTCCTGGCCGATTCGGCCGGCAATTCCCCAATCACAATCTCGCTGGTTACTGACTACGCAACCTATGATACTGCGGTTGATAACGCCGTTGGTGCCTCAGTGAGCCCGAGTGCTTCTCTAAGCCCGAGTGCTTCACTGTCGATCTCACCAAGTGCCTCAGTTTCACCGAGTGCCTCAGTGAGCCCGAGTTCGAGTGTATCTCCGTCACCGTCCGTCTAATCTGGTCTGAGGAGGCCTTAAAATGAACTTCGGAAAATATTCCGTAGTCGATTCGCTAGAGCATCATTTCGAGTTAGAAAAGGAGTGGTACTGGCTAATCCGACCTGCAACTTCTGGTGACGACCTGGCCATGGCTAAATACTATGTAGATAATACCAGGTCTGTCATCATTGATGGCAAACGTGTAGAGCAGCCTCCATTGTGGATGGAGGTTATGTATAGGGAAATTGCCATGCTGTTTAACGGCACCAATATCCCTAAGGACCCAAAGAAACCCAATGCTCCTGTGCTAGATAACAAATCGTCAGTACAGGAAATTGAGGCTGTTCTCGCCACAATGCCCGAAAAAATGGTCGAGGAGATCTGGAAAGCGCTGGGTGAAACAAACCCTTTTTGGGGACCCCGCTTATACCAGCCCGAAACAGTGCAAGTGAGCCTACCCGAAGAAAGTCCTGGGAAAGCGAACTAGAAGATATTGAGGTTTATGTTATCGAGAGTATCATAACAAACAACCCCGATCCCTACTTACGTGTACTGATTTCGATAGTCTTTACTAGCGAAACTGAAAATCGACCCCTATACTCTGTGCTCGAGGAGCCTGTGTTATACCGCATGCTAAAGGACTTCATCTTGCGCGGTATAGATAGTGCCAGAAAAACTAAAGAGGCCTCCTCCGCCATGCTTCCGCAAGGAGGCACAGGACCGGGATAGGGCAACCTGTCCCGGTCTCTCTATGGTGATA